CGCGAAGCGCATCGTCGTCGGTATTGACCCTGCTGTCACCAGCACGGAACATTCCGACGAGAATGGCATCGTCGTGTGCGCGCGCGGTGCTGACAATCGAGGCTACGTCATCGCAGACCGTTCCATGCGCGGCTCTCCACTTGCATGGGCGTCGCGCGCGATCGGTGCGTACGAAGAGTTCGGGGCGGATCGCATCATCGCGGAAACGAACCAGGGCGGTGAAATGGTGCTTCATACCCTGCGCACGGTGCGGCGTGACGTAGTCGTTGATGGTATCGTCGCCCGGCGTGGCAAGGCATTGCGTGCGGATCCGATTGCGAGCATGTACGAGCAGGGCCTGATCTCACACGTCGGTTCTTTCCCAGAACTCGAGGGGCAAATGCTCTCATGGGTTCCAGGCGAAGGCGACAGTCCCGACCGCGTTGACGCGCTCGTGCACGCGCTGACTTATTTATTCCCACAGAACACAGAATCCAAGGTGTGGATATTATGAGACTTTGGCCATTCTCCTGGAATAAGCGCGAGACACGTTCCGCAGTCGTCACTGACTCCTTTATGGCAGACTGGATGAGTTCTTCCGCTGGGACATTGACAGGATTCAAGGCAATAATCGACACGGGTTACAAGCAGAACCCTACGGCGTACGGTGCTATCAGATTGATTGCGGACAACGTCGCACGAATCCCGTTAATCGTATACGAAGACCGAGGAAGCGAACTGGTTGAAGTGGGACCAAGTCACCCGGCACAGAAGACCATTGATCGCCCCAATGCGACGTACAACGGCGTACGGTTTCGGCAGGCGTTGATGACGGATTTGATGCTCGCTGGAAGCTACTACGCGCAGGACACGGTAACCAGCGTGCAGAGCTTCCAGCATTTCATTTATCGTCTTCGCCCGGATTGGGTGACACCGAAACTGAATGCACAGAAAACCGCCATTGAAGCGTTTGAATACAGCCCGAATGGGAGCACCAAGGGTATTCTGATAGCGGCGGAAGACGTCTTGCACGGATGGTTTATCGATCCGCTTGACGATACCAAGGGTTTTGCTCCCATCAAGGTGGCTACGGCGTCCATTGGACTGGCGAATGACGCTCGCACCTGGAACTCTTCCCTCATGGCGAATAAAGGGCAACATTCCAACCTCATAAAGGTGAACGGGGATATGCCGCCGGAGGAAGAGAAGGCGCTCCGCGAATCGTTCTCCGCGAAGTTCTCCGGTAAAGACAACGCGGGTAAAAGCATCGTGATCAGGAACGGAGAAATCGACGTCGTGCCATTGAATCTCAGCCCCGCGGACGTGGAATGGGTTGAGGGTGTGAAACTCACCTTGAGAGACGTCGCCACGGCGCTGTTCGTGCCTTCCGTTCTCCTGAATGACACGGAGAACAACACATACAGCAACTATTCCGCCGCAATCCGCATTTTCTACACCATGACCGTGTTTCCACTTCTGGACATGCTATGCGATGATCTCACGTGGTTCCTTGTGGCGCGGTTCGGAGATTCAATTCGGGTTCGGTATAACGCCGACGAGGTTCCCGCGCTCCAGCCGAATCGCGAGGAAAAGTGGCAACAGGTGCAGAACGTGGACTGGCTCACCATAAATGAAAAACGGGAGTTCCTCGGTTGGGGTAAGCTGGAGGAGCCGGACGCAGATAAGGTCTGGATACCGGCGACTCTGGTGCCCCTGGGCGCGGAGATACCGGATTTTCCGGATAACACCGAAGGGCGCGGCGGTGTTACCAGACTCGAAACCCGCGCCGCCAAGCGCCCTCGCGCGTGGCTTGCAATAGAACGCATGCGGTCGCCGTTGTACAAAAGCGTTCAGCGACGCCTTGCGGACTATTTTCGTGATGAATTGCGCGAACTGCAGGCGATGGTTCCGGAGTTGTCACCGGCAACGGCAGCGGATCGGCTGGAGGAGGCCGTCGAAAATCGCCGCGACGAACTTCAAAGGCTCATGGACGGTCTGAGTCAAAGTATATCTGACCGGTTCGCCCGCCATGAATACGAGCAATTCAAAGGAGAAACGAAACGCGCTGCCACGGATCCCTGGCAAACGTATATCTCTTCATGGATTGCAGAGAACGGCGCGCAATACGTAACGCACATCACTGAGACAACGCGACAACAAATCAGAGAGGAACTCACTGCCGGAGTCAACGCGGGGGAGCACATCCGCGAATTGGCCGCCAGACTCGAAACTCTCTATTTGACGCAAATCATCCCGCACCGGTCGGAAACGATCGCGCGGACGGAAGTGTTGAGCGCGTCAAATCTCGGAAGTTACGCCGGGGCGAAGGCAACGGGATTGCCTCTCAAAAAGCGATGGCTCGCCACGCCGGACGCACGAACCCGGCTTACGCACAGCATGGCAAACGGGCAAGAGGTGATGCTTGACGAGCCGTTCCATGTAGGTGGGTATGAGCTGATGTTCCCAGGGGATAATTCCCGTGGAGCCGGGGCCGAGGAAATCGTCAATTGCCGGTGCACATTGGTTTATGCTGTGGAGGGTTAAACGATGGACACATTCATGCTTTGCGGTGGCGGGAAGAAGAAAAACAAGGGCGGCAAACGCTGACGCGCCTGAAGGAGTCAACGATGGAGATACGGTCATACCCGATGGAAGTTCGGGCGCTGGAAGACGACGGGCATATCGTCGCCTACGCCGCCACGTTCGGAAACGTCTACGACGTCGGATGGGGCGAAAAAGAAATGATGGAGAAGGGCGCGTTCTCCAAGACGCTGAAGGAGCGTAAAGGCCGTCCAATACTCTGGCAACATGATCCGGCCAAACCCATCGGCGTAGAGTTAAACGCGTCAGAGGACGACAAGGGGCTGCTGGTGGAAGGGCAATTGAATCTCGAAGTCCAGGCTGCCAGGGAAGCCCGAAGCCTCGCTTTGCAGGGTGCGGTGTCCGGCATATCTGTGGGCTTCATTCCCATCATCCGCGATCACGACCCAGAAAAGAATCTCACGAGGATGAAGGAAGTCAAGCTCATGGAATGGTCGTTGGTGACCTTCCCGGCAAACGAGCGCGCCCGAATAAAAAAGGTGCGGGCCGGACTGGAACATTATCCGGAATCGCTGCTTTACGAAATTATCGGTCTGGCAAGTGACCCTGTTGTGAAGACGCTGGACCGTTCTCTTGTCACGCGTGCTGCGGAGGCGCTTATATCGGTCGCGGACAACCTTGCACTCGACGAGCCTTACGAGCCGGAGGATACCTCCACTCGCGACGCCGACGAGCCGCAAAACGAACAGCCGATTGATGAGATAGACCTCATCGCCCGCACGCTTGCAGAATTGGGTATCCACGCATAGGGAGACACAAAAAGTGGCAGAAGAAATCACTGTCGAACAGAGGAAACTGGCGGAAGAAGTCAAGAAACTCATGGCCGGGGAATGGGGTCCGGCTGTTGAACTTCGTGACCAGTTGAAAACTCATGGGGAATCCATCGCCGCGCTGGAAGAGAAACTCGACAGAGTTGCGAAGGACATGATGCCGATCCTGTCCAGCATCAACAAACCCCAGGTCGCGAGCGATGAGCCGGTGGACAAAAAGGAACAGGCGCGGCTTGCCGTCCGGGCGCTGGTGAAGGGCGCGTTCAGGCGCTTCGACGCCATTACTCCGGAAGAAAAACAGGCGTACGAGTTCACTACGCGTGCGCTGTCTGTCACAGGAGACAGCACCGGCGGGCTTATTGTTCCGGCTCCACTGGTTGATGAAATCGTCAGCAACGTGACGGAGATCGATCCGATTCGGCAGGTTGCGGACGTTGGCCCGACCACGAACGGCGGGAATGAGCGGTTGATCCTTCGCGTTACGACCAAACCGACCACGGCATGGACGGCGGAAAACGGCACGCGGTCGGTAGGCACCGACATCGCCTTCGGAACGCTGCACATCCCGGTGTTCGAAGAGTATGCGTACCTGCCAGTTTCCTACCAGATGCTGGAGGACACGAACATTGACCTTCAGGGTCTGATCGCCGGGTTCGTCGCGGAGGACTTCGCCGAGGAAGAGGGCAAGCACTTCGTCAATGGCACGGGCGCGGGCGAAGCCGAGGGATTCATGATGAACGGCGACGTCAGTTACACCGCCGCCGGAGAAGCCTCTACGCTCACCAATGGCGACTGCCTTATCAGTTTGTCGCTTGCGATCAAAGAGCCGTACCGCCGGAACGCGGTGTGGATCATGAACGACAGCACCTGGGCGGCCATTCTTAAAACCAAGGGCGGCGACGCGCAGTATTTGTATCGCATTGCCCTGTCAGATGCCTTGCCGAACACGTTGCTTGGCAAGCGCGTCCTGTCCAGCGTCACCATGCCGTCCATCGGCGCGAACACGTACCCGGTGATCTTCGGTGACTTCAAAAAGGGTTACGCCATTGCCGATCACCTGAGCTGGCAGTTCATGGTGGACGAACAGACTGGATTCACTTCCGGGGTCACGTACTTCAAGGCTCGCAGGCGCGTCGGTGGCGCGGTCAAAGTCGCCGAGGCGATCCGCAAGCTCAAAATCGCGACCTCGTAAGGAGGGATACGACGTGAAAATCAAACACATCGTACTCGGATTTTTCGGGGCGCTGTTCGTCACCACGCTCATATTTCAAGCGCCTATCCTGGCTTGGGCGCAGAATACCGCGCTGTGGTATGGGTCCCAGGGCGGGAAAGTGTGGACACTGGCAAGTGGTGGAACCATCACCGCGAACAGCGGGAGCGCAGTTACACTCGCAGGCACGAACACGATTTCCGGCGCGACGACGATCAGTGCGCCGTTCCTGCGTATCAATCCGTTCATGACGTATGCGAAATGCGGCGTGACGGCAGTTGCCGCAGACAGTTCGGCGAAAACCATCGCGGTTAGCGGACTGGTAGCCACCGATGCGGTGTTTGCGATGACTGCAGAGGACACTGCATGCGCTGTTGTCAGAGCATTTGTTGATACGCCCGGAAGTCTGAAAATCGTCGTCGCCGGTACTGTGACGTCTGACAACACGGACGGCATGAAAGTGAGTTGGTTCGCGATTCGACCTCAGTAATGAAAGGATAAACAGACGATGGCAAACCTCAATAACTTGATCAAGGTGGTTCAACTGAACAACACCGCCGACATCACGCATGCGGACGTCAAAAGCGAATACGTGGATCTGGCTGGATACAATGGCTGCATCCTCGTCGCATGCGTAGGCACCATGACTGGGGCGGATGCGTCCAACTACGTGGTGCCGACCGTCCAGGAGAGCGATACCACAAATGATGCTGATTTTTCCGCCGCAACGGACGTTGTCGCAAGTCCGGCATTCAGCAAGGTGGACAGCACCAGTGAGGACAACGTGACCCAGGTTTCGGTGTACACGGGTTCAAAGCGTTACGTCCGCATCCTCTGGGACGTCACCAGTGCAGGCTCCTATCCGACGGGTCCGGTCGTTGGACTTGCGATTCTGAGCAAGGCGCTGCGTGAGCCGCCGGCGGCTCCGACAACCGGGACGGCGGCGTAACATGCGGGTCCGGATTCTTCATACGTGCGCCGGGTCTGAAAACGGCGTAACGATTCGGTTCTATCACGAAGGACAGGTTCGGGAAATTGATGACGACCTCGCCAGGATATTCATCGAGGCCGGCACAGCTGAACCAGTGGATCGGGAACCATTGCATACGTGCGAAATGAAAGAACCTCTGCACGAGGGAGAATCCGTACCATTGACGCGTTCACGAAGGAAAACGCCACACAAATGAGGTGCAAAACGGGGCGATGGAAGTCGCCGCGCGTCTGAAGTCGCCCCGGCGCACCACGGAGTAATTCATGAGTAGTCTCGTCGTCTCCTCCGAGCCAGCCGTTGAGCCAGTCACGCTCACAGAGGCCAAGTTGTTCGCCAGGATAGACACGTCCGACGACGACGCGCTGATTAGTGCGCTGATCACCACTGCCCGCGCCCGCTCGGAGATGTATACCGGGAGGACGTGGGTGCATACGATATTCGACTACTACATGGACGCTCAGGAGTTGGCAAGCCTCAATTCTGGGCCGATAGTCCTTCCGACCTGCCCGTTGAAAACATCCAGCGTGACGGTGAAGTATTACGACTATGACGGCACAGAAAACACTTTTTCCGCGTCGAATTACTGGGTTGACCTGTATTCCGTGCCCGCGCGCTTGTGTCTCATGCTCGGGCAATCATATCCGTCAGCGATCCGGGAAAACAACGGCCTCAAGGTGACATTCACCGCCGGATATTCAGCGGATGCCACCTCGGTGCCGGAAGCCGCGAAGACAGCAATCAAAATCATGGTCGCTGACATGTACGAACATCGGGAGGACGACGCCATTGACAAGGCGGTAACGAGCATCCCGACGAGTGCGAAAATGGTTTTGTATCCGCTTAAAGTGCGGAGGTTCTGGTGATGGCACTGGCGAACATGGTGCCAAGTGGTCAAGCAATCCGGGTGAGCTTCGGGGTGACTGGCATTCCTGAGTTCACGCAAAAACTGGAGCGCCTGAAGAGGCTTTGTCCGCAAAAGGCTGCTGAATGCGTAAAGAGGACAGCCGTGGACATAGAAAGCGAAGCGAAACAGAACATAACGTCTCAAGGTGCGGTTGATACCGGTATCACCAGGGCGAACATCCTTCAATGGTCGGATGATGGTTACGCAACTGCCAGCATAGGCGTGTCGGCTTCCAAGGTAACCGTAACGCATATGAAACGCGGAGACACCAGGGTCGCCAGGGAAGACAAAAGCAAGATCGCACTCATCGCTATGGTGATCGAGTTCGGACATGGAGTCATCACGCCCGTCCGGGCGAAGATGCTACGTTGGTTTGATAAATCTGGGAATCCCGTGTTCGCGCGTCGAGTAGGGCCGGTGCCGCCAAGGCCATTTCTCCATCCGGCATTCGAAGCGAACGCCCGTGATATGATTCCTCGAATCAGGGAAGCAATCATGGCGATCGCAGGCGGGGGAGCGTGATGCAGAAGCTCACGAACAGATTGCATGCTGGCGAATTGAGACACCGCCTTACGATCCAGACTCCGGTGGTCAGTGACCCCGGTACATATGGTGAGCAGGCCGTGACATGGACCACGTATGCTACCGTGTGGGGCAAAGTGGAGCCATTATCCGGGATAGAACGCTTCAGCATGGGCCAAGAACGCGCGGACGTAACGCACGCCGTTACGATCCGTTATTGCGCTGGTGTGAAGCCTGACATGCGTATTACGTTCACTCGCGGGTCTGTCACCCATACGCTGAAGATCGTGAACGTCCTCAATGAAGAGTTCCGGGACGCAGCCATGACGCTCCTCTGTTCTGAACTGGACACGAGCGCTGCCACTCCGGTAGCCGCCTATCACGCTCTGCGGTTCGATTGGGCTAACGATACTACTGCGGCGGCGGATAGCGAATGGCTGGACGTATTCTCGGAATACACGATTGAGTTCTGGATGCGCACGGCAACGGCGAGCATCCCGGCCACCCAGACGATCATCGCAAAGTGGGGCACGACGACCGGGAATCAGTCATTCCGGGTTGACCTGACAACGGCGGGGAAGTTGTCGGTGACCACGCGGTGCAGCGTCGCTGCTGCAAATCGCACATGGACGAGCACGGCGGCGGTAATAGACGATACGGCATGGCACCATTACGCGGTGACGCTATCGAGTACAGTCACCGTCTATAAGGATGGCGTCGCGGTTGCGGGCGGCGGGGACACTCTTGGCGTGCAAGCGATTCAGCAGGGATCAGCGACGCTTACCATCGGAAACCGCAACAGTTCAGGCGGGTATTCGTTCTACGGGTCGCTGGCGATCATTCGGTTGTGGAATTATGAGCGGTCTGCCGCGCAGGTATTGACGGATATGGCGGTGATCGAACTCGGATCGGCGTACGCACCAGCGCAGGCGATTGATCCGGGGATGGTAGCGGAATGGACTGCGGCGGAGTCGGATTCTCTGACATTCGTTGATAAATCTGGCTGCGGTAATACGTTGACGCTTGGCACGGGGTCAACCAAGCCGGTATTGACGGCGGCGTACGCGTTACCGGTTGCAGGCGGGACGGTACCATAATGGCAGGTAAATCTGTCCAGCTCTACGTTCAGGCGGCGGTTAAAGCCGCGCTTACCTCGCAGGTCACATCCGGCGGCGCGACGGTGCCAGTGGTTGATAACCCGTACGACGGGCAAACCGCGCCGTACATCGTCTGCAACAATATCGTGGAGACCTGGGACGATGATTTCAACACGCCACAACGGTGGCTCACCGTAACTGTCGACGTGTATACCACGGATTACAAGACTGCAGGGACCGTCACCAACAAGGACATTCGTCGGCAAATCATCAACACTCTGGCTGGCGGTTCTCTGACCATAACCGGTTGTACGTTCAGGGGATGCCTGCTGATTGACAACGGCGTGGAGTTCATAGAATTGGACGGTGAAACCGTACACGGTCAGTGCAGATTCAGGATTCACGTGGATACTCTCACTTGAGCGAGGACAAGACGATGGGAATGATTGTCGCGGCAAATAACACGAAGCTCGCAATCGCGGGCGTGAACATAGGGAAGCTGAAGACCCTCGGATTCTCCCACGCTCGCGAAACGAAAGAAGTGACGACCATTGACAGCACGGGCGGATGGAAAGAATACGTCGCCGGGATCAAGGGCGGAACGTCCATTACCGGGACCTTGCTGTATACTCCGGACGCCGCGTCACACCTCTATGCAAACGGCGGGCTGCTGGGAGACCTTGCTTGCTGGAACCTGCTCACGAATGGTGATTTCGCCGGGGCGGTTGGTGCAACGACGTGCTACGGATGGACGGAGACCGGTGACGTGGACAGACACGTCATAAGCCAAGCACAATCACATAATGGAGGTACGTCGTTCTACTGGGAAGAAGCATCCGGTGGCGCGACAGAAGGATTTCAACAACAAGTGACCCTTGAAGGCGGTGAGACGTATTATGCATCTCTGTGGTACTACTGCATCGCGACGGACGGCGCGACCAATGGTGCGAATTGGTCGCTCACTGGATCAGAAACAGGGTTGTTTCACACGGATTTCTTCTCCGGTACTTCACAATGGACGCGCGTCACCAAGTCGTTCACCGCAGATGAAGCCGGGGAGACACTCACATTCTTTTTCGGCGGAAACACGAAAAACGGCACCGACCATGGGACGTTCGTTGACGGTGCCATGCTTGTCAAATCCTCCGTATTGACGGACTTTCACGCGAGCGACCAGGAGATGCAGACGTTCACCATAACGCTCCCTGAGGCAGATGGCGGATCATGCACAGTGAGCGGCATGGCGCGGTTGACGAAGTTTGATACCAAGGCTCAGACGGGTGAAATCCTGGAGGCAGATTTTGAATTGATCACAAGCGGGACGGTGACGTTCTCGTATAACGTAACGTAAACCAAATCAACGGAAGGGAACCAAGATGGGAATCCTTTGTAAGAACACGCCAACTGTGACTGTGGATAGCGTCGTGCTGCCGGCCGTGAAGTCTGTGAACTGGACGGGCTTGGGGCGCGAAACAGTGGACGTGACCAGCTTTGACAGCAGCGGTTGGAAACAGTACGTCGCCGGATTGAAGGACGCCGGATCGCTGACGGTGGAATGCGAGTACATTCCCGACAATGCGCAGCAGAAATATGCGCCTGGAGGCGCGCTTTACGGATTCTACGCGGACACCGCCGTGAGCATTTCATGCGCATGGCCAAACGCAGCCGGTTCGACGACCACATGGTCTTGTTCCGGGTTCCTGACCGGCGCGGAGCCGACGGCAAGCGTCGGTGAAACGCTCAAAATCAGGTTTGACTACAAGCTCACCGGTGTTCCGACGTTGGCATAACCGATGGAACACCATGCATGGTTGATATTCGCGCCCGGTGATACGGACGCAGCCAGGGTAATTGAGGCGGCCCGCCATACGATGGCCAGCCTTCACGGTGAATTGGATCCACGTACCGAAACAGTGGACGTACAACCGGACGGAACGGTACTCTATCGCATTGTCGGAAACGCTGTGGCCTGGCGGGAATGGATGGCACGGGAAGGCCTGCAAGCGTTATGCAGTGAGCGCCCCGACTGGCCGACGTTCCAGGACGCATTGGAACCGCCGCAATCCCAACGCATGCCCGAAGAAGATTGACGCCACAAAGGAGGCAAAAAATGAGTGCAGGAAAAATGAAAGCACCTGCTGAAATCAAGGCACCCGAGGTCAAGGAAGCGGTGGCCGCCGATTTTATGAACGCGGCTCCCAAGATCAAAGGGGTGTTCTGCGAAGCGTTCGGAAAGACCGTCTATCTTCGCGCCATGACAGCCGCGGAAAAGGATGAATGGTTCTTCCAGATCGCCGACGCTGCAAAGCGCGGAGAAGAGTACAAGAACATGACGGCGCGGCTTCTCGTGCGATGCCTGTGCGATGGCGGCGGTAATTTGCTGTTCAAACCATCTGACGCGGACGTGCTCGGGAAAGCAGATGCGGGGTTGCTCGCGATGCTGTTTGAGGAAGCGTCCGAGCTTTGTGGTCTGACCCCGAAATCAATAGAGAATGCCGCAAAAAACTGAGACGGAACCGATACCGGCGGTTCCTGGTGCGGCTTTCCCTCAAGTGGGGTATCCCGGTACATCAGATACTTTCACGGTTCACGGGGGACGAGATCAAGGAATTACAGGCGCTGGAATACCTTGAGCCGTGGGGATACGAAATTGAGAACCATCGCGCGGCGCTCCCTGCATATATCACTGCTTGCGCGCACAGCGAACAGGACAAGACTCCAGATTATGGGACGTTTTTACGGGAATGGTTCGGCGACCGTGAACGCGAGGAGCCAGAAAAGCCACATGAGGACAAGGTGATCGACTTCGTAAAAGCGAGCGTCCTCGCAACGGGTGGGATGGTAGTCTAAGGAGGCAACGTGCAAACGATCATCTTCTCTGACGGAAAATCCGCCGCCCTGCTCTGGCAAGACGGCAAGCTACTCACGAACGGATATGTGACGGGGTTCCATTTGCAGGTGGGCGAAGTGCCACAGATCGCCGCGACCATCTTTGGCGATCCAGAGTGGGCGGAATCAGAAAAGCCCGTGCCTGATTATTCGGGAGTGTGCGTGGAGGACGGAGCGTTCGTCCTTCCGGAGCTGCGCATTCAACGCGTCAAGGGGTTTGACCTGTCATTCGCGGACGCGGCACGTGGGATTGTCCCGGAGTTTGATACTCGGTGGATCACCATGCAGAAGCCAATATGGATCGAGATACCTCCGTTGTTCAAAAACTTCACGCCGAAAATCACATACACGCGTAGGTACGTAGCCAATGACCATAGCGGAGTTGATCGTCAAGATCGGCGCAGATGCCAGCCAGTTCGCCAGGCAGATGGAAGTCACGAAGCAACAGGTGAGGTCTGTTTCCGGGGCGTTTGAGTCATTCGGGAGGAAGATGACTGTCGCCCTCACAGTACCTATGGCCGGTGCTGCTGCTGCCGCGCTTAAAATGAGCGCGGACATGGAGCAAACCCGGATCGCCATGACGACCATGACCGGCTCTGCGGAAAAAGCCGGCGTGATGCTGAAGCAAATCCAGCAACTGGCAATCGAGACGCCGTTCGGGTTGCAGGAACTGAGCACGGCCACCCGCCAACTGCTTGCCTACAACTTCGCGGGCGATAAGGCCGTCAGCATGCTCCGCACGGTAGGCGACGCGTCCGCCGCGCTGGGGCAAGGTTCGTTCGGCATGGAGCGGATTATCCGGGCACTCGGGCAGATGCAAGCCAAAAGCCGGGTAATGGCTCAGGAAATGAACCAACTGGCCGAAGTCGGTATCAACGGCTGGAACATGATCGCGGACGCCACCGGCATGGCCGTCAAGGACGTGCAGAAGGCTACCGAACAGGGGATGGTGAGCGCGGCGGTTGGCATTCAAGCGATCCTGGACGGAATGAACCGGCGCTTTGGCGGTGCAATGGCGGCGCAGAACAAGACGCTGGCCGGGCAGTGGGAGCGGCTTGTGGATACCGCGAAGATGACCATGCAGAGCTTTGGCGACGCGGTTATGCCGATAGCCAAGGGAATCGTGCAAAGCCTCGGCAACTCCCTGAAGGAAGTGAGTGACCGGTTCGCCGCGATGAACATTCACGAGAAAAACGCCACCATG